CGTTGTCTCTCCCCACAGAAAATCAGGGGTTCAACCAGGTCAGATATAAAGGCGCTGACCACGCCAATGTCATACTACACCTCGTAGACCCACGGACCTATATAAGTCCAGTGGGGGACAACCCTCTCCATGAACACCAGAGACACCTTTCCAGGTGTATCCGGAGGTTCAGGAGGATTCCAGGGCCACTTCAGAGGATCTCTCGGTAGAGAAATCTTCGTGTATGAATGGCGGTAAAGCCATTCAAGCAGGCCGCCTACGCCATCGGTGGGTTTCACACGATGGACGAGACGGACGCTGCGGGCCCTATAGCCTAGGCGCATTTCGTCAAGTTGGAGGTCCCTGACTCCCATACACCAACCACCAATGCAAGCAGCAAAACACATTCCCCCAGAACAGGGGAATGTCTGCTTAACTGTGGTCTTCGGCAATATCGCTACTGAGGGTGTTGCCTCATCGAAGTCCTTGATGAGACCGTCGTTAGCTTCCCCCCATGGGATCGCGGAATCGCGAACCTTCTGAGGTAAATGGCTAACCACCCAGTCGTACACGGGCTTCAAACGACCATCGCGGCCAAAACCGGGTTCAAACCCGACAGACCAACGAAGGAGGTTATTCGCCAATAGCACGATTTGATCAACCGTTACCAACGGTTTCTGACAGTAGACAGGGGTAACGTCCACTCCGTTTAGGTAGTGCTTTCCGCACGATTCCCTAAACTGATGCTCTCCGGTTTCCGCATGGGTTTTCGCATCGTTAAATGCGAGCCCAGCGAATGCGCAGACGCTCCGGTAAAGAGGCACAGCCTCAACCGGAATAATGACGTCGTCGCCGAATACAGAGAGCGAGTCAGCCCGGAGTTCAAGAACTTTACACGTGGCCCAGGCAAGCGAGTAAAAGATCAAGCTTTCCAGCTCGAACGTGAACCCGTTACCCATAGCCGAGAACAGCTGGTGAGGCCGTTCCGTGTTATCAACAGCGTAACTCGTGGTGCGTAAAGCATCTGCTAACTGCCACCACCGTCCGTCAACTCCCGCCTCCTCCCCAGGCTCTCTACCTTTCCAAAGGTGATTACCCAGGTGGTCCCAGACCACCATTTCGGTGATCGAGTTTGAGGCGTTGGAAAAGTCGACGGTCGCGTCCCTTCCGGTACGCGAGGCAACACGACAGAGCCGCTGATTGATCGTCTGATCTTGAAGGTTCACACCTTCCCGAAGGAGGCATGCCCTTATGCACTGACCCAACGCTAACTGGAGGATTAAGTTCCCCCCAGGTTGACGCAGAGTTGTGCGATCAGACCACGCGTTCTTAGGCGCGGTGTCGAAGATCTCCGACTCGCGGATCCCAATCTCGAAGACTGGAGTATCCGCGTCATCCTTTGCGAGTTCGAGCCATCCGGCCCGAGACTCAGTCAGGATCGCCCCAACGAGGGGCGCTGCCGAAGAGGTCGACTCGAGGTAGTTCTGAAGGAGCTTTTGTTGGATTCCACCCTTGCGGGAGGATTCCGTCGTAGCCCCCGGACCGAACCTCACACTTTCGACGAACCTTTTCCAGGAGAAACGCCCTAAGACCGAGATTGCTTTTCGACATGAGAGGTGATATACCTCTCTGACGCGGGGATCTTCCCCGTAATCACGGTTTCGGACGCGCTCGTTGGTTACTACATTGGTCACCTCACTCTCGTGAAGCGATTTCAATGCAGCGGCCCGGCGGTCGACACCAAGGTCAAAACCCTGGTACTTTCTGAGAATTTCTCTCAGTAGGTATCGCTCGCGAAAATCCGGCAGAGCCGGATCCGGGAACGGCACCAGAGTCACGGACTCGGCGGAATGCTTGGGTTCAACTCCAAGCACGACACTAAGTCGTTGATGCAACTCCAATGCGTCGACAGGTGTGGGTACGGATTGCCCGTTCCTCCTTGAAGGTACACGTCGAGCAGATGCCATAGAAGTACTCCAATAGCAAGGGAAAACACGACAAGAAGCCGCATAGTAATCACCCTCCAGGTAAGAGGTTAAACTACCACACGCCCTCGCCGCGGTCCACAGCCGCCAGCACGATTGCGTCATTCAACGCGTTAGCGTGCATCACCCGCACGTCCTTGATATCCGCCTCGTCCCAGGTCTTGGGAAGGAGGCAGGTAGTCTTGAACGTTGCGAAGTCGGCGACTCTGTCAACGGTTACTCCGTTGATCGACTCGGACAAGACCCGAGGGACGATAGTCGTCAAGATGACCTCGCGCAGGCGTGCCTTCATGGCTTGAGCCAAACGCAGGGTCTCTCGACCGTCCACGAACGATTCGTCAAAGTTGGCATACGACGCGATGTCACCCTTCACGCTTACGGGCGAGAAGGTATGATCCTCGGGAGTCGACTTGCCGTCTTCGACGACGATAGTGCCATTCTCAGGCATTAGGATTACTCCATTAGGGGTTTAGGTTAATACCACCACCTTCGGGGTGTCACGCCGAGTATTTGGCCCAGGAGGGCAATACCAGAGATCAACCTTTCCAGTGATAGTGGCGTATAGTCCAATGCAAGACGCGCTTGGGGCGGAGTGGAAGAAACACTCCTACGAAACCCCGAAGCTACCGTCTTGGGTGCAGATATCTCCTGATATTTGCCACATGGACTGAGGTCGGTTCTAAGCACATTCCGTGTGCTCCAGGCGAAACCGCCGCCGACCGTCGTGGTTGCCGAGGAGAACTCCAGACCCTGGTACGCATTGATAGCGTCCAGGTACTGGCCAACCCGTATCAGCCAATCAACTACGAAGCTGTACGGGAGTAGTTCCCATGCCACTAGCTGGGGGTCAAATATCCCAACATCGGACATAGTACGGTAGATGTCGTCCTTAAGGACGCAATCTATCCGGATCTTCCAAAAGTACCTACCATTCCGAGTGATCGTTCTGAGGACTGGTACAGCAGAAGGCCATGCCCCTGCCATGCCAAATCCAACATCGACGATGTCGGAATAGAAGCGAGCAGTCCTTGCTCGCCCTTTAACACGGTACCGTTGGAAGGAACTTCCCTCGAACTTTTGGAGGGCCTCAATCATCCCGTAAATATCGGAGACAATTTGACGCCAACCATATTGGTATTCCAGCCACAGGTTTGGAAGATTCCAATCCCGCGTCAAGTCTACCGCAAGCTTTTCGCACTCCCTGTGCGAGGACACCGGGCGGCCACGAAACCGCTTCAGCGACCTTAAACAACGTACCACCTGACGAGCTAACACGATGAGGTCATAAACTCTTCGGACAACCATGTCCGCAGTCTTCTGACGCTCAGCTATGGTTATAGCTAGGTTGACCTTTCTATTTTTGAGGTCAATCAAAGCTTCGTTCGTCAGTGAGGGCATCACCGCCGCCGTCATCCAAGACGGAGGCAGGTGAACGCCTTCCACGGGTTCAGTTAAACCCGCTTCTACTGCAGCTATGAGCCCACCCTTTGGTTCGTACGGGGATAATGATCCCTTTCCGTTCCAACGTCGGATGTAGCCCCAGTTGCAGTTCGTGGACGTTGCATAGCAGGTCTCGCATTCGCCCCATTTCAGCATGGTTTTGGCACCCGAGTAGCTACTCGGGTTACGCCAGCCAAATGCATCTTTGGGGTTATTGCGACTTGCACTGAGATACCGTCCCTCCAACGTGCCCACTTGGTAAGTGGCCGTGGAGTGGACAGACCCTGAGCCACACGCACCCCTAAAAGGAGATATTGTATGGTCATCGGAGGCGTGAAGCCTCCAATCGCTCGTTTCCCTGATTTCAGGGTGAGACATCAGGAAGTTCCCAGGCATATGGTCCCTCGTCCCACTCTGCAGTACTTTCTGCATCTGTGGAATTCGGAACTGTGACCTGCTGGTCTTCCATCACACGGTGGAAAAGCACATCGGCCATTTCGACAATGAGCTCGGAAGGATCCCCCGGCAAAACGAACACGCTACTTCCAATCAATCGAGTGTCTGGACAAGAGTGCCAGAACACCTTGATGGATAGCCGCGGGTCGAGACCCCCTTCGGGGTCGCCAGGGATAACCGACAAGTCAATTGCCAAGTTGGACATGATGTGCTCCGTGTGATGAGGAAGACGCCCTCTCCATCTTTCGACAGAGATTAAAAATAGCGCTGCTAGCGCTACTTAGGGGCAACCCTAGAACGGAGACCCTCACG